TTATAAACCAAAAAATACAAATATAACTAAGCTTAAATCCTACTTGGAAACTAAGCCTAAATTAAATAAAAATGACAGATTTAAAAGACACAATACAAGTAGGGTTAGCTAATGGTTCTGCTATTGGTTTTAGCATAACAGACTGCAACGAAATATTAACTTTTGTATCCTTAGTTTTAGCAATAGGATTTACAATCTATAAATTTATAAAATATGAAAACAATAATTTGTAAAATAATAAACATAATAACAGGAGGTGATTATTGTTTAAATTGGTGTGATAAAAACTGCAAGTTTGGTAAGAATATATAAATGGCTAAAAAAGTTATTACAAGAGCTTATAGGGCTACAAAAAAGAAACGTAAGGGTGTACACTCAAAAAACGCAAGTAAAGGACAAAGCGGATACAAACAAGCTTACAGAGGACAAGGGCGTTAATCTTTTAATTCTTAGGGATACATTTACTGATGAAAGTACGTTAGGTGAATTATTTTTAGATGGTGAAAGATTTTGTGACACCTTAGAGTTGCCATGGAAAGACAACCAAAGGGGTGTTTCTTGTATTCCTATTGGAGAATATAAAGTAAGATTTAGATACCCAAGAGAATCAGCAACAAGAGAATATTTACATCTATTAGTAAAAGACGTTCCAAATAGAGATTACATATTATTCCATAGAGGCAATTCAGCTAAAGATACAAGGGGCTGCATCCTAGTAGGACAAGGAAGCCAACATAACAAAGTTAATAACTCAACTTTAGCAATGGATTTATTAATGAAAGAATTGATAAATTGCGGACATGGAATTAAGAATATTAATTTAATAATCAAAAATAAATAATCATGAACAACTTTTTAAACAAGTATCTAATTGGCTCTATGCTAAAAAGCCGCAAGTTCTGGTACACAGTAATTGGAATTGTAACAACTCTATTGAGTGACACTTTTGGATTAAATCCAGAAGAGGTTAAAAACATTTTAATAAGTATTGGTGCTTTAGTATTAGGGCAAGGCTTTGCAGATGCAGCAAAGAAGTAATAATAGATACAGATTAAAGCCGCAAGAAATAGCGGTAATTGAAAAAATGAGGGCAACAAATGAGAGGAGGAAGCTTATCATACCAGATTTGCATGCTCCTTTCATTGAGCCTAAATTCTTTGAGCATTGCCGAGAAATCTATCAGAAATGGGATTGCACGTCCGTACACTTTACAGGGGATTTGTTGGACAACAGTTTTAGTTCGTTTCATGAGATAGCCCCTGATGGCAAAAGTGCAGGTGATGAATTAGCTTTAGCAATAGAACAAATTAAGCCTTTTTGGGAAGAGTGGAAAGAGGCAACTGTTTGCATTGGCAACCATGATGCTATTATTTCTAGGAAGCTAGTGGCATCAGGTTTATCACAGGCTTGGCTTAAAGATTTTAATGATGTATTAGGCACTCCAGGGTGGATTTGGAAAGATAAATTTGTAGAAGATGGTGTTATGTATATACATGGCACAGGTAGTTCAGGTAGAAATGGGGCTATTAATAGGGCTATAAATTGGAACACAAAAATTTGTCAGGGGCATATACATACTGAAACGAGTATTATATATCATGCGAATCAAGACAATTTATTATGGTCTATGCAGTTAGGATCAGCATTTAATGTTAATTCATACGCTGCGAACTATGCTAAGAATTTTACTAAAAAGCCTATTATAGCAGTAGGCGTTATATTAGACAATGGGCGTTTGCCTATTTTAGAACCAATGAATTTATAATGGAGGAAGATAAAATAAACATCTCACTTTTCATTTTATATATGCTTATTATATTAGGTGTGCTAATATTCAATTTATAACCCCCCCCTTTAGTCGTTTTAAGCACTTTTAAAACTTTTTAATGGTAATATACTAGACAGCACCTAAAGCTGCTAATATAGTCAAAACACTATTAACACTTTAATTGTTAATAACTTTGTAAGTAATTGTGTTAATAATTAAATTTTATGTTTACTTTTGTGCCATATTAATCAATAACAAAGAAAAGTGAAAACAAATTATAAGATTACAAACAAAGTAAGCGGTAACACGCAAATTATGAATCAAGAAGAAAAAGATATATTTTTTTCTTATAGCAAAACCCAAATGTCAAATTGGAATAAGTATGGCAAACGTAATATGATAGATGATTACGATATTGAAGAAATTAACTACTTAAACAAAATACCTGTTTGGTTAATGACAAGTGTATTAATTGCAGCGACTATTTGCTCTATGTTGCTTCACATACAATTAAACTACTAATTATGGAATTGATTTGCCAAGATTTCCATTTCTATAATAATGGAGTGTATAAAAATATATCAAAATTTTCTCCTGATGGTTGGTTTACAGACTTAGAGAAAGTAGAGCCTAGCATTAGAATCTTCGGAACGCAAGAACAAATTAATGAAGCTTTAGATACTTATATAAAACTAACAGGACTTAATTTAAACGAATGTTTTGATTATAAGCCAGAACCAAAAGGATCTTATTGGTATGAGCATAGAAAAAGAAGATATGGAGAGAATGAAGCTATAACGCAAAATAAGATAGTGGAAAACAAACTAAAAGAATATAAAGAGAAATATAATAAACTAAGTAATAACAAAGCATTAATAACAACAATATGAAAACAATAGACATACATGGCAAGCAATATGTAGAAGTAAACGAAAGAATCAAATACTTTAGAGAAAATTATAAAAATTGGAGTTTAACATCTGAATTTATAGAACTAACAGAAAATAGGTGTGTAATTAAGGCTATGGTTCTTAATGAAGAAAACAGAGTTATGGGGGATGGAATTGCTGAAGAAACAAAAGGCAGCACGTTTATAAATAAAACTTCTTTTGTGGAAAATTGTCAGACATCAGCATGGGGTAGGGCTTTAGGCAGTTTAGGAATTGGTATTGATACTTCTATTGCAAGTGCAGATGAGGTTAAAACTGCAATAGCACAAAAAGAAAAAAAACCTGTTAAAATAACTAAAAAACAATTTGAAGCTATGAAATCTTCAATTGCTGATGGTAATAAAGAAGTTGTAAAAAGTAGAATGAAAAAATATATTTTTACAAAAAAACAGGAAGATGAATTAAACACGTTGTTAAATGGAGAGATAAAAATAACAACAGTTTCTGAAATTATAGAAGACCTTGGAGATAAAATGCTAGAATATAACGACTTACAATAAAATATTAATCAATTAAATAAATAAAAAAATTATGGAAGTAAAAGGTAAATTAATTAAGAAGTTACAAGCTGAAGCAGGAACAAGCAAATCAGGAAAGACTTGGGAAAGTCAAACCTGCTTAGTAGACACAGAAGAGAAATTTAATAACATCATAGCTATCAAATGTTTTGGGGATAAGGTTAAACAAATGAATAAGTTAAAAGAGGGTGATATGGTTGCTATAAGCTGCAATGTGTATTCAAGGGAGTATAACGGAAAGTATTATAATCAAATTGATGGTTGGTTTTTTGTAAATCAAAATGAGATTAGTAATAATGATCCTAAAAAAAAATTACTAGACAATAAAGACACTATGTTAAATGGCGACTTTGTAACTGCTGATGATAATTTACCATTTTAATTATGACAGAAGAAATAAATTTTAAAATGATTTGTGACCTTACTACAAGCGTATTAAACATGCCTAAAGGTTCTCTAGCATTAAGAAGTAGAAAACGACCATTGCAGGTTGCTAGAGCAGTAGCAGCCTATATAGGTAGGCTAGAGCAGAACATCCACAGAACAGTAATAGGGAAAGAATTAAATAGGGATAGAAGTTTAATCTATCACTATGAGAATACCCATAAACATAATTATGCAACCTGTTTAGTTTACAGAAATACTTTTAACAAAGTCTATGCAGCATTTGAAGATATTGATAAAACAAAAAAGACTTTTAATAATGATGATGTTTTAAAAAGTCACTTGTTGCAAAATGGGGTTGTTGAAAGCCAAAAAGTACAAGTTTGTATAGAAGTGAAAAGTGGTAAAGCTATATGTATTATTAAAACATCTTACTTTGATTTTTCCAATCAATTTGAAAATATTAAGTTTGCCATGTTAAATCATCATTATAAAATTAAAATTATTTAATGGATAAGCCTAATTATTATGCTATAATTCCTGCTAACGTAAGATACAGCAAAAAGCTAACACCAAATGCTAAATTACTTTATGCAGAAATAACTGCTTTGTGTAATATGAATGGTAGATGTACAGCATCAACAGAATATTTTTGTAGGCTTTATGAAGTTAGCAGGGTATCTATCCAGAAATGGCTAAAAATTCTGGAAGATAATAATCATATAAAGCGTGTTAATATATATAAACAGGGTAGTAAAGAAATATTAACTAGGGTGATAACTTTGGTTAACAACCCTTGTAAAGAAAAGTTTACAGATAATACTAATATAAATATAAATAATATTAATCTTACAGATAGTAATAAAAAGGAGCGTTTTAAAAAACCTATTTTAGATGATGTTAAATTATATTGTTCTGAAAGAAAAAATAATATAGATGCAGAAGCTTTTATAGATTTTTATGAAAGTAAAAATTGGTTGATAGGCAAAAATAAAATGAAAGATTGGAAAGCTGCGGTCAGAACTTGGGAAAAAAGAGATAAAAAGAAACCGCAAACTATGAGTAAAATAGATAGTCAATTAAATGAATACTTAAAAGGAAAAGAATATTTATGAAAACACTAAAACAAGAAGATATTAATAAACTAAAAGAAAAAGTTTATGATCTAGTTGCTAAAACCTCAATTGAAATAGGTCATAAAACAGATGGTAAAACAATGGCTAGTCTTAGCACAATCTTTGCTGAAGACTTAATCAAAGAAAAAAGATTTGGCAATTTAACTTTTAATCAAGTACAAGACGCATTCAGACAGGGTGTGCGTTTTGGTAAAGACGAACCATTTCTTAATATTAGAACTTTTTATAAATGGGTGTATGCACACAAGAAAACTATTGACAACGCTTATTATGAAGTCAAGACTTTAGGTAAAGACCCTAAGAAAGTATTGTTTTATCAAGATATGCCAAAACTTTTAAAATGAATATAACTAACGAAGATAATATGAATCTAATGGCAAGGTATGAAGATAATCACTTTGACTTAGCAATAGTAGACCCTCCTTATGGGATTAATGCTGACAAAAAAAATAGTGCAAAAAAATTACAAAGCAAAAAGTCAGCAGGATTAAGTAAAGATTATGGAAATCAAGAGTGGGATTCAAATGTTCCTAATGAAGAGTATTTTGCAGAACTAAAAAGAGTAAGTAAAAAACAAATAGTATGGGGTGCAAACTTTTTCAATTTACAAGGTGGAATGTTATATTGGCATAAAAGAGTAACAATGCCGACATATAGTCAAGGAGAATTGGCTTGGTTGTCTTGGCTGAATAAAATTGATTTTGTTGATATAGCTTGGCATGGAATGATTCAGCATGACATGAAAAATAAAGAGGTTAGAATACACCCAACACAAAAACCTGTAAAACTTTATGAATGGCTTTTAATGAACTATGCAAAAAAAGGGGATAAGGTTTTAGATACTCATCTAGGTAGTGGTTCTATTGCAATAGCTTGTCATAACTTAGGTTACGACCTTACAGCCTGTGAGCTAGACAAAGATTATTATGATGCAGCTATAAAAAGAATTAATAATCATACAGCACAATTAAGAATATGTTAGGCTGGGTATTAATAACAGCCATTACAATGTGGCTAATAAGACAAATAAGACAATAAAAATTAATATTAATTTAAAAACAAATAAAATGAAAAAAATGACACAAAAAGAAAGAGTAGTAAGACACTTAAATGACAAAGGTTCTATTACATCATTAGAAGCCATGAAAGAATATGGCATCATGAGGCTAACATCAAGAATTTGCGAATTAAAAGATGAGGGATATAAAATAAGGAGTGAATTTGTAAGTAGTAAAAACAGATACAATGAGCCTGTATCGTTTAGCAAATATTCACTAATGAATTAATGAAGTCAATAAGTAAATTAAAAAAAGAATTAGATAAATGGTTTAGTCTTTACATTAGGCTTAGAGATGCTGATGATTTGGGTTTTGTAAAGTGTTACACATCAGGGCGTTACTATCACTATAAGAGTATTCATGCAGGACACTTTATGTCAAGAAAATGCTTATCAACTAGGTGGGATGAAATTAACGTACAACCACAATCAATAGCGGACAATCTTTATGGGCAGGGCAGACAATATCAGTTTGGTATAAATTTAGATGCTGAATATGGAGAGGGAACTGCTGAAAGATTACAAATTAAATCTAGGCAAATACAGAAGTTTTCTAGGGCAGATTATGAAGAAAAGATAAGTTATTACAAAGAGGCTGTTAAAAACTTAAAAAAAGAAAAGGGAATTGAGTAAACATTTATTATAAATTTGGCGTATGCACAAACCAATATACGCAAGTGAACAACATAAATCTATTATAGATGTTTATATTACTATGTGCAAGCAGTTTGCCCAAGAAGTTTCAACTAAGGCAAAATACAATAATTATTTAGAAGTAGTAGATGTAATTATGGAGTATTCTAACAACTATGGGCAGGGAACAAATGAAAACAACTTTTACGATTGGATTATGATTATTCCAATAAACTTATCAGTAGCAACAAATGGGTTCTTTGCAGGGATAGAAACAAAGGCAAATGCAGCAGTAGTCAGGGCATATAAAGTTGTGTTAGATGAAATGCTCTATGAGGTCGTAGAAAAGCTAGATAAAATAGAGCCTAAACATGACTGAGATATATTTAGAAATAGCTAAATTGACAGATAAGTTTAGGACTATGGCTTATGGATTAACAACAGATGAAAACAAAGTAAATGAAGCGGTGCAGGAATTAATGCTTTATTTTTTACAAATGAACCCAGATATTTTAAAGGGTATATATGAAAAGGACGGAATCTTAGGGATCACAAGATATGGGGCAGTTGCATTGAGAAGAGCATTAACAAGCACAAGAAGTAATTTTTATTATAAGTATGAAAAGTATTACACACATATTGACAGTTCTATTTATACTCTTAGTTGTACTTACAATGATGATAATATATATTTTGACAATAATGTTTCTAAAAGTTTACATAATATTCCGAATGAAGAAATAGATAATACAAAATTAGAAAAATTAGAGTTAATTGACCAAGAGCTTGACAAATTAGACTATTGGTATGATAGGGAGTTGTTTAAGCTTTATTATTATGAAGAGGGCAGCACCTTAGATAAAATACACAAAAAAACACGAATAAGTAGAAATAGTATATTCACAACAATAGACAAAGTAAGAAACATTTTAAAAAATAATTTAGCTGATAAAAAAAATAAATGAAAAAAATAATTTTATTTTTATTTGTAGTATATGGATTAAAAACATCCGCACAATTATGTGATTCACTAACATATTGGGTAGATCAAAGTCAAGGATTTGATGTAGGTCTTGATACGTCAAACATAACTAATAGCCCTGACTCTATGGAGGTTTGGTGGGGAGCTTGTACTAATGGTGTATGTTATGCAGGGCAAGGTATGAATTATTATTTTTCACAAATTACACCAACCGACACAGTAAAATTAAATTATGATGTGTATATATATATAAATGGTTTAGTAGAAGTATGTAGTATAGAAGATTGGTTGATATTTGATGGTAATAATTGGGTGATATATAATATGAATACTGTTGGAATAAAAGAACACAAAGATAAAATAGGAATTAATAAAATGTATGATTTATATGGCAGGGAAATATTAAGGCCTAATGGTTTTTATATAAGAAACAATAAATTATTTTATGAATAAGTTTTTTGTGCCAAATAATGTGTATGAGGACAGGCTAGAAATATGTAAGTCATGTGTTTATTATTTTAAGCCAACAGGAACATGCAAGGTTTGTTTATGTTTTATGAAGCTAAAATGTAGATTAGCACCAATGGAGTGCCCGCAAAAGAAGTGGCAAAAAACAACAGATATTGAAACGCCTGATGATTTGCCACAGGAAATAATAAATGAAATTTTAGATATGTGGAAAGATTTAAAAACAGGTAGGGCAAAAGACGTACAAGCAAAAAAAAGAATGATAGAAACATACAATGTTATACACATGACTAATTACAGTCCTACTACAAATTGTGGTAGTTGTATATCTACATGCTTTGATGGAATTAAAAAACTATATAATAAATATTCGGAATGAGCTATTTAACACATTTAAAAAGAAATAAGATGCACTATTCAAGCAGATGGATAGTAAAGTATGATGATAATAATTTAGTAAGGGAAGTTAAATTAATTTATAGCCCAGAAGAATATAGGAAGTCATC